ACCATCCACTCCTCCTGTCGACGACGACTCGATTTCGAGGCACTGATGGTCCGCTCGATGCGGTGGATGATCCACCCGTTGCGTTGGGCGTATCGGTCGATCATATCGAAAGGAAACATCGTCAGCATAAACTTTCCCTTCACTGTCTCGAGCAGACGAAGGAGTTGCTCCATATTCTGCTCGTTGAACGTATCTTCGTAATGACCGCAATCCGAGTTCACGTAGGGAGGATCGACAAAGTGAAAGGCCTCCGGCGCATCGTAGCAGGCGATAACATCAAGCGCATTGCGATTCTCGATCGTCACTCGCTCGAGTCGAGTACACAGTTGCTCCGTAAACTCATCCTTCGCATTGCGCAGCTTCTTGGGCATCATACCTCCGAAGTCGTACCCGAACGTTCCATCCATCATCGAAGCGAACGACATTTTGCAGAGCGCCCAGACGGCCCATGCGCGCTCGACTGGAGTGAAGAACTGCGGATAGGTGTTAATGTGCGCCGCGTGAGCATGAACGTCACGGCTGTGCAGCGTCTTCTCGATTTGTTCCTTCAACTCATGATAACAAACCTTCGCCATCCAGTAGAAGTTCGTCAGCTCCATGTTGATGTCATTGATTACCTCTGCTTCGGCCGGCCGCTTAGCGAACAGCACTGCGGCGCCTCCGCAGAATGCCTCCGTGTAGATCTTGTGGGCAGGTATTAGCGGCATGATGTGCTTGAGCATAGTCTGCTTGCCGCCGTAATATGAAATCGGTGTTCTCATTTTGCTTTTCAATTAAAATCCGTATCTTTGCACATCCTCTTACTTACGTACTCTACAACACAAAAAAACGCCCAACCGCGATTGTGGGTATTCCCCCGGTCGTGCGGTTAGGCGCCTTTGTGTTAGTACGTAGGTAAGAGGACTTGCTAACAGGCCGGGGGATTTCTTTTTGCCCTTCCCCCGAGAGGGCTTCCTTAAATGTGGTATCGCTCGATATCGATCGCATCCTTGGCTTCCCAGCCTTTGGTCAGCTCCTTCTGGACGTGAGACAGGGCGGCCGTATAAAAGGCCTTGAGGTCTTCCACGGTCGAGAACTCTCGGTACTCCGGCTTTTCATCGGTCCCGAACTTGAACACGACCGGAAGGTTCGCCCCATTCGTTTGGACGGCCAGATCGAACGCTGCTTTGTAGTTGAACTGGTTCTCACCCGTCAACCACACCTGGGCTCCATCCCACTGAAATCCGGAAAGAATCGCCTCGTCAACCTGACGGTTGTACGCCGCGATGATGGTTGAGCGGATCTCTTCATCCGATGGTCGATGGTCAAACTCAGCCTCTTCGTATGTGGTCGAGCCGTCCTCTTCCTTCCGGACATCCCATCGGATTCGCCACCGGTTCTTCCGCGGATGGACGCACTCGATAGGTGCGACTTCTGAACTTCCTTGGACTCTCATGTTATCAGGTGAATATATACTTCGTTTTGTTCACGCCGAAGCGTTCCGATTTGATTGTCGTCTCAAAAGGAAACCCGTCCGGCATCTCGCGTATCTGCTGAAGGATGTTCTTCATCTCTTCAGAATTAGTAAAGAACTTACGCATCTCGCCGTTCAGCTCGACTTGGACAATACATCGGTCGTCGCCCTGTTCCGTCTTGATGCCTGTTTCGAAGTCATGGACAACAATGGGGGTATTCACCAGTTCTCGAATGGAAATCACCGCACCTTTAAAGCGTTTCTTTCCATCTGCAGGCGTGTAGCTGACACCCAAATCCTTAAAGTTTTTCATATCTATACCTGTTAGTTGTTTGAAAAGCCTTCGACAATCTGCGTGTTTCGTCATCCCATAAAAAGATGCGATCAGTTCACGCTTCCGGGTTCTGCTCTCGATCTCGTGCATCTTTCGAGCGAACGTCTGCTTGTTTCGCTTGCGAAGCCCGACGTGATCAGGATAGATCACATAGCCGAGGAAGTCAATACCCTCTTCAATCGGGAAGATCCGATCGTTCGGCTTCACCTCCAATCCGATCGATTCAATGCACTGGTGGACGGCATCTCGCACACGCCACAACTCCTTTTTCGTCCCGGCCAATATGCGGCCGTCATCGCAATATCGGTAGAAGTGACGAACACCATATCGATCCTTCAAAACGTGATCGAGATGGATCGACAGCACCAAGTTTGCCAGCCCTTGCGACGAACGAAGTCCCATGCTCAAGCCGTGAGGCATCAGATGGATGAACCCTTCGAGCATGCCAAGCAGCAAACGATCTTTGAACACGCGATGAACGGCATCCACGGCCACCTGCTGATCCACGCTTTCGTAGAACTTTCGCACATCGAACGCATAACAGAAACGAGTTCCGTCCGGGTCCTCGGCTATATCCCGGCGGATATATCCGAGCAGATCATGCATTCCACGATTGCGAATCGACGCAGAGGTTGTCCTGATGAAGCGCCCGTGCAGGTGTTCATCAACCACCCTCATAATCGCATTGACGGCGATCCTATCCTTCAGGGGGACCACCTGAATCGTTCTGGACTTGCCGGCTTCCACAATGTGCATTTCCCGATAGCCGCTTACCCGGTAGGATCCGTCCGAGATACGCCGTTGCAATTCGGCAATCACGGCATCTTTGTTTGCGATCAAGAGCCGGCCGACACGACTCGTCTTTCGATGTTTACCTCGAAGCACCGCCTTGAACGATGCCTCCATATTCTCCACCGAGACGATCTCCTCGATAACGTGTCCATCTCTTCGCATAGCATGATGCCTTCAATTCCTTGGGCCTGACTTCTTCGAGATCCGAGGACCCTACCAAACTCTACCCGACGCTGTGTGTTTCGCCTTTCCGGCCTTGGCCGCTGCTGGCGAGGCTCATCCCCCTTGGCGCTGCGTGGGAAACCTGTTCCTGTGCAGTAGGCCAACTTCCGAATCCTTGCGTCCTTTCATTGTTTGCGAGCCGAGACCCGATGTTCGCGTTCGTGTTCGACGAATCGTTGTTCGTGTTCGCGTACGACACGCCGCCATTCGCGTTCGCATTGTTGTTCGACCGATAGACCACACGGGCTTACGGGGGAATCCACCTTCTTTGTGGACACAAAAATAGTAAAATCTTCATCACAAAACCGTTTTTGGCATTTTCAAAAAATTTTCGAGTGGCTTACGCCACTTTTCATACCCAGCGTCATTCGACGCTGGGTGACGCTTTATACTCGCTGACGCTCGTCGCTTTGACGATTTGCCCTCTGAAGGCGAGCCGAGACCCGATGTACGCGTACGTGTACGACGAATCGTAGTTCGCGTTCGCGAACGACACGCCGCCATACGCGTACGCATAGTTGTACGACCGATAGACCACACGGGCTATGCCTCCTGATATATTTTGCCAGTCGTAATATCCGGACGTTTCAGATCCACCGCCTCGAGCAGCGATAATATCCATGTAACGCCCGTGCACCATATTCGCCGGCCAATACTCGGTAAAAACAGCAATACCTTGCACTTCGCGCGGGGGGCGCCCGGGCGTTTCGATGCTCCAGCGACCATTCGCCTTCTCCTTGTTGAGCGTCACGTAACCGAGCCACTCACACTTGTTTCCCTGCCAACACTCGTAGCCCATGACGTTGGTCGACAGAATGTCCTTCAGCGTATCACCCTCGTAATAATAGGCTCCTGAGGTCTTGTTTTCCGGGTTGATCGTATCCCGCATTCCCAACAGATTCGTCAACCCACTCCGCTTCGTATAAGAGCTCTGGCCGTATCCACATTGTCCCTGCGAATCTCGAGTTCCGTATTTCGCGTAGAACAGGTTAGCGACGTCTTTATGCATGTCCCAATCGACCAACTGAAACCCGGGGCCGGAGTTTGACGCATAGATCATGAGATCGCCCTGCGAGACAGATCCGGTACTGATCTCTCCGGAAACAGACTTCACGAGGTCATCCTGAAGCAAGGCCTCATATACCGCTGTAAGACATTCCGTGTGCTCACACCAGTCAGGCTCGATCGCCTCGACCTTGTCGCTTGTCGTAAACAGGACATAGTCGAAATCTGCTGCATTGACAATCGTGAAGGCCAGTCTAACCGCATCTTCCGGTATGGGAGCGAAGAGGTACATCCCGTTCAGGATACCGGCACTTGAGGTCGCTCGCATTCTGCCGAGAATTCTTCCCGCAGAGTCCAGCCAGACGCCACCGTAAGCCGCCGACGAAAGCGACGGGAATCGGGCTTGACGATACCCGCCGGCCGGAATGTCGACAGCGCAATATGAATCTGCCGGCACGGCCGTCGCCGCCTCTTCCAGTGTCTCATACTCTTCGCCGATCCGAATCGCCATGCCTTCAACGACCTCGAGGTCGTCCTTCTCGAGCTTGATGTACTGACCATCGACAACAGGGCACTCCGCGTTCGAACTGAAGAACGAGTATTTCTTTTGATTCAGCAGGTCGTTTACGCCCTTGTACCAGTAGTGCGGCTCGAACATCCAGACGTTGCCCTCGGCTCCGGTAAGAACCGCCGGGGTTGCCAACGCCGGGTCCTCCGCATCCGCATAGTAGTTCGAGTTCTCGTCGTGGAGCTGACAGATCGTCACCTCACCCTCCGCCGTCTTCTTTCCCAAAACCCGATGGCGCTGGGCGAGGATTCTCGAGATATGAGCACTGGGCGCGTAGTCATTGTCGTAGGCATAGCCCGTGTGATTGTCGAGATTCGATATATTATGCCCGTCGAGCACGGAATCATCGAACTCGATACACGTCCACTCAGGCTGGATGATGTTCAGTTCCGGGAAATGCTCGCGCAGCTCCTCGTAGAGAGCGTCCTCGAGATAGTTCGTCAGCCTGTAGGTTCCCACGAGCCGACACGTCGGGGTGTTACCTCCGGCCTCATCGACGCCGCCTACCGACAGCAGGTTACGCAGAAGAACCCCGTCTCCTTCCATATTCACGCCTGTGACGCGCAGATACTTCACGTTGGCGCATCGGTCATATAGCTGCTTCCAGTCGATCAATGCGCAACCGTCAACAACCAGTCGCGTAATGTTCGACGTCCCCTCCAGCGTGAGCCCGGCGTTGCTCAGCTTGGCCAGATAGCGCAGCTCGAGCGTCTGAATCGTGTCCGGCAGGACAACAGAAGCGAGAGGTGAGCCCTGGGCGAATGTCACGCCCGTGAGAGCGCTCCTCGAGGCCCTGAACGTCTCGAGCTTGCTGTTGGCACTCAGATCGAGCGCCGTGAAGCTGGGCGACTGCAGCCCGCTCATGTTGAGGCTGCGGAGGTTCTTGCAGCCGGCGACCAGCAGAGCATTCAGCGTACTCTGCCCGGCCGAGCAGCTCACATCGAGAACTCGCAGTGCGGTGCAGTTATTCAGGTTGAGGGTCTGCAGCAGCGCATGGCTCACGTCCGTGAGGTCAAGTTCCCGAATGCGGCTCGCTCCGTAAATGTACTGCGGGTCGTTGACGATGAGGTCCGTGTCGAGCGTCAGAAAGATCTGACTCCCGGCTTCGGGTGCGAGCACGGCGCTCTGATGAGGGGTGCCACTGGTATAGCCATAGCCAAAGTAGTATCGCTCGCTGGACGTGATTTTGATCTTCCGGTTGTCCCCGCTGAAAGCATAGCCGAAGTAGGCCGTGAAGCTGTCCGAGCGGTAGGTTCCGGCGACGTACATCGCATCGAGCAGTGCAAATCGGTTCTTGATCGTGAAAACACGGTGAGCATAACGACTGCCCTGCAGAGCGTAGAGATAGTCATAGAACTTCGTTCCCTCGGTTGTCTGGACACCTTCGATCAGGGGCTGGATATACTTGAAGTAGCCGTCCTTGTTGTAGATACGCTCCGACCAGTTTCCCATCTGCTCGACGTTGAACATCTCCAGCACCGACTCCGTGCTCATGTTCGAGCGGATCGTAGCTGCCGTCTCCATCAGCTTGTCGGACAAAGCCTCCCGCACGAGCTTCCACAGCACGCTGTCGTGTCCGGCGAAGGCGTAGGACCCGATGCTGTCGTCGTAGGTCTCCTCGGTGATCGTATAGTCGTAGGCCAGCATAGCATCGTTACGGCCGCCGAGGATTGTGTCGGCGTCGTAAGGCAGGAAATACCACTTCAGTCCATCCCAGGTGGCAAGCATCATGTTCTTGGCCCGCTGGTCCACAGCCATGAAGTAATCGGTGAACAGGTACCATGCGCACAGCGAATTGACGTCGAAATACTGCGACACCTCTGCCGCAAAGCGCTCCGGGTCATCCTTGCAAGCATAGACCCAACTCCACAACCGCTGCACAGCCGCACGGTCTTCCTCATGCGCATCCGCCCATACCGTGTCGGCCTTGTAGCGGAATTCCAGTGCATCGTCGAACTCCGACATATCGTCCGTTGCAAACAAACACAACGGTTTGCTGTTATTCAGAAACTCGAGGCAGATACACTTGTTGCGGCCGCCGGCCAGCGCCAGCAGAGCGATCAGGCCGATCCCTGCGAGCAGCAGGGGGATGTTCTCGGCCATGAATTTGCCGA